GTTACAATACCAACTGCTCGTTCGATTCCTTTTTTCAATTCCATTGGGTTAGCACCATTGTGTACTGCTTCGAATCCTAATCTTGCGATGTCTTGTGCGAGAACTGTTGCAGTGGTTGTACCATCACCAGCCTCATCAGCTGTTTTAGAAGCAACTTCCTTTACAAGTTGTGCTCCCATGTTTTCAAACACATCTTCTAACTCAATTTCTTTTGCTACTGAAACACCATCTTTGGTAATATGTGGTATTCCATTTTGTTTTTGTAAGAGTACATTTCTACCCTTTGGTCCTAATGTAACCTTTACTGCATCAGCCAGAGTATCTAATCCATTTTTCAATGATTCTCTTGCCTGTACATCAAACTTTAATTGTTTTGTTGCCATAACTTTACTTTCTGTTTTTATTTGTTATTATGTGTTTATAGTATGTTCAATATCGGTACCACAAATGGTAGTACTGACACATTGTCATACAAAGATACAAAATCTTTTTGGATTGTCCAAATTAAAAGGAGAAAAACTTATTAACAGTTTCTTTAACTTCTTTTTTAACTTCGGTTCGTGTTTTAGTTTCTTCGTTATATGGATTATCTATTTCATATTGGATTCTCGCAGTTGCAATTTCCATATATTCTTCTTCTCTTTCAATACCAACAAAGTCAAACCCACCTCTAATGGCAGCCTTACCAGTTGAACCACTACCCATAAATGGGTCAAGTGTAGTTCCACCTTTTGGAGTTACTAATCTGATTAAGTATAACATCAAATCAGTTGGTTTAACTGTTGGATGATTGTTTTTACTTACACCTACTTGATTATGGTTGTGTCTTTCTTCCCTACCCTTGTCTTTATTTGCATTAAAATCAGTATTACCTCGTTTTAGTTCTGCTTTTGCTTGATTACCTGCTGCATAGTATTTATCCTCCAAATGTTCTAATCCTTCGTTTCTATCAGTTTTAGAAGTTTTTGGACAATAGAAGAAACGAGATGCACCACCTTCACTTTGTTCATCCAAGATTTTACCTGCTTCTTCATCAAAGATTATGTTTGCAGGAAATCTGCCTTCGTTTGTGTAATACTCTTTACTACTCTCTTTTTTATCGCCATTATTCCAAGAATAAGTTTCACTTGCAGATGAACCTACATGATGCGCAGAAATCTTTTCTGTTCCAACTCTTGATGCATCTATATTTATTCCACCTATTCCCCATTCTAAAACATTATTAACTACCGTTTTTTCGCTGAGTGGTTTTCGTGCCATTACGATTGGCTCGTGTGCTGGTTTAAGAGCAGTTCCCCAACCTTTCCATTCATTCATTATTTCTCTGTATTCATACTCACCTCTGTCTGTATTAAGAGGATTCCAACCACTTTTTTGCCCAATGTCTGATGATGTAACTTTGCGTGTACCAATGACATCCCCCTCAACACCACGTGTCTTATCAACTGCTTTACCTATATTGAGTGATTTTGGAAACCCACTACCATATATCCACATGATTTGGTCTCTAATCTCAAATCCAGCATCTTCTACTCTAACTGCCATTCTATGATAAGTTCTACTTCCAGCGAATGATAAAAGATGGCCACCTGGTTTTAGAACCCTATAACAATCTTCCCATATTTCTTGTGAAGGAACATCATAATCCCACTTTTTACCCATGAAACTTAATCCATACGGTGGGTCTGTGACAATACTATCTACACTATTGTCTTTTAATTCTTTTAATTTATCTAAACAATCTCCTAATAATAATCTCATATAACTTTATTTAAAAACTAAAAAACTTATTAACAGTTTCTTTAACTTCTTTTTTAACTTCGGTTCGTGTTTTAGTTTCTTCGTTGTAAGGATTATCTATTTCATATTGGATACGAGCAGATGCTATTTCCATATATTCTTCTTCTCTTTCAATACCTACAAAATCAAACCCACCTCTAATGGCAGCCTTACCAGTTGAACCACTACCCATAAATGGGTCAAGTGTAGTTCCACCTTTTGGAGTAACCAAACGAATAAGATATAACATCAAATCAGTTGGTTTTACTGTTGGGTGATTATTCTTACTTGGTGCCTTTTCACTACCAAACTTACCACTTGCACTATTTACGTCATCTTGATAATTACCTATACCACCACCACCTCCAACGGTTTGCTTTTCCTCAAATGTATCTAATCCCTCATTCCTATCAGTTTTAGACGTTTTTGGACAATAAAAGAAACGAGATGCCCCACCCACATCACCCAAACCAGGATTTTCATCGCTTACCTCTCCTTTATATTGACCATATATTCCATTTTGACCAACTCCTTCTTTGTTTCCGCTTCTACCACCTGTGGATTTACTAATACCACTTTGTTCATCAAGTATCTTACCAGCTTCTTCATCAAAGATTATGTTTGCAGGAAATCTACCTTCTCTTATTGGATTATCTATTTTGCCAGAAAAGTTCCCATGAAATAGATTATCATTACCCTGCCCGGTTATTGTTATTTGCTCTGTTCCAACCCGTGATGCATCTATATTTATTCCACCAGTTCCCCATTCTAAAACATTATTAACTACTGTTTTTTCTGAAAGTGGTTTCCTTGCCATTACAATAGGTTCGTGAGCTGGTTTAAGAGCAGTTCCCCAACCTTCCCACTCGGAGTTTCCTTTTGTTATAGTTTGTGTTCCATATCCAAATTGTTTGGTATTATTTCTATTTGCAGGGTCAGCTAAGTAACCAGCACCATTTTCCTTTGCCTTTTGAACATCACCCCTTACTTTTTCACCAACTACTTCTCTTTGATTACCAAGTTTTTTATCAACTTGTATTCCTATATTCATAGATTTTGGAAAACCTGAACCATAAATCCACATGATTTGGTCTCTAATTTCAAACCCTGCATCTTCAACTCTTACCGCCATTCTATGATAAGTTCTACTTCCAGCGAATGATAAAAGATGGCCACCTGGTTTTAGAACTCTATAACATTCTTCCCATATTTCTTGTGAAGGAACATCGTAATCCCATTTCTTACCCATAAATGATAAACCATATGGTGGGTCAGTAACAATAGAATCAATAGAATTATCGTCTAACTCTTTGAGTTTGTCTATACAATCTCCTAATAATATTTTCATATAACTTTATTTTAAAAACTAAAAAACTTTTCTGCGGTTTTCTGCTCACTAATCATTTCACCCCAACCGATTGCATCGTAGAAATCTTGTAACTTACCTCGTAATTCTCTTTCAAAGATTTTGTTGTGGTCAATATAAGTGTTGATAAATGACTCAATCTCAGGTGGGTCTGAATAACCTGTAAATGCAATTCCATCCAATCCTAATGGATTGTTTTTAAGATATACCCATTTTACTTTATCACCATCTGTGATAGGTGAGTATTTGTAAGGTGCATTGAAATGAACTAAACAATCATTGTAAGCGATTGCAGCCTTAACGTGAGCAGGAGTTCCTTTCATTGTAGTAAATGGTTCTCTTTTTCCTTTTGGTTTATACTTGGATAAGTTTTTAATTGCAGAGTTTTTAGCAATTTCTGAATTAGGTCGTGAAGTCATATTCTTTTTGAAATCTAAAACAAACTCAGTAAGTTCTTCTTCACCCTTACCTCGTAAAATATCAATTAGAACTGTTCCCATACATTCTTGGAATGCTTTAGGGAAAGATGACCTCTTTACATCAAGACCCTTTACATCCAACTTATCAGTAGGAATACCATTATTCATGATAATCCATTGAGCATATCGTTTCTTAGCAACCCATAGACCTGCTTTGGCTACATATTCCTTTTTAATTTCCAATCTGTGTTTATCTTTATCCACATTGAAAACTTTCTTTGAAAGAACATCATAAAACTCATTTAGATAATCTTGAACTTCACCAGCAATAACATCAACATAACCAGCAATGGTATCTTGTGATTCATCTCTCCAATTAGGAGTTCTCTTATCCATCAACGGTACTGCTGAAAAGAATACCGAATCCGTATCAATATAGATATTAGAATCT